CACCTATTTGCCAAGCCCAATGTTTCCAACCTGTTAAACCTGCTTCCCATTTACGAAATTTACTATTTCTAGCTTTTTCTTCTAATCCTGTTTTTTTACTAATCTTGCTAGCCCAATAATTTGGGTCTACTATGTCAGATAATAGTTTTAAAAATTTAATCATTTACTAATATATAATCTTTGGTTTCTAATGTACATTGTACCTACTGGAATATAATGTAGTTCTTTACCTTGTAAATTATATATCTTATCTGAATACCATCTTACTCCATCCTCTTCAATTATAAACCCTATTCCTGTTGGATTACCCATATTAAATAATACATAAGTACTATCAGTGTAATCAAATATCAATGAATCACAGTGACTACATACTACCATTTGATTCGGAGTATAAACATAAGCATCATAACAAAATTTAACTGTGTCAGTCACATTTATTTGAGGAAAAGAATATGGATTGTTACCTTGTGGTGTATAACATGCTACTGAGTTACACGCTGAAAATAGCCATTCAATTGAATCTACCATATTTATTATTCCACTTACTTCCCCATATACTGTTAAAGGTAAACCTTGTATTACAGTATACGACAATGAGTCACATAAATTTGATTGTGCTTGTGTTTGTAGTCCAAGCGAAACTAATACTACTAATAGTATTTTTTTCATTTTTAAATTTATTTGGTTATTATTATTTTCTTATTATTGATAATAAAAATACCTTTAGGTAAATTTATAATTTCACTTTTCCATTCTCTACCTAATATATCATAGATTTTATTAGTTTTATTAGATAATTCTATTTCGTTTATACTTGTCAATACAAAACAGGGTGTGTTTATATTAGCTGTGTCAGATTCACAATCTAATTGTGTGGCATATGAACCATTCCCAATACCTACGTCAGCACATCCAAATGGTGTACATTCCCATGCATTACTACTTCCCATACCTGTTTCAAAATAAGTATTTAATTCAGTGAAGTTTGTTAAATTATTAGGATTACCTTCAAATATAACATTATTATTTTGATCAGTTACTAATACTGAACCTACACCATTTGCGCAACACATCCCATCACCATATGAATCATATAATTTAAATTCAAAACAACTAGGAAATATAGCTACGTATGCTGTTTCATTATATTGAGTATTATTTGAATATGGTCCTCCAGAACCATATACTTGTCCAAATTCATCAACAATTTCCCATGTAGTTTCACTTCCGTAACCATCAGTTAAAATAGAAACATCAATTGTACCAGCAGTAATTCCTGTTATTACATCACCAGATAAATTAAAGTGTTTAAATGTTGAAGTATTAGAATTATTAGTTGTATTTTGATCTACTTGTCCATTAGGATTACTAGCTAACCAAGTAACTGTATTATTGGCTTGAGGTATAAAAGCAACGTTATTAATTGTTACTGTTTCTTGAGCACCAGAAATTAAATTACCAACCCAATTATATACTGCAGGAGTTCCACTGTTAATATCATAAGTTAAATCTAATGAAGTTAATGGTTGATTTCCATAGTTTCTAAATGTGATTGAAATATCTGTTTCACTTTCACAAATAACATCTTCAGCAGTTGAGTTAGTTACATTAGCATCATAAGCATTTGGGAATATTGGTATTACATTAGCTTGATAACCTGTAATAATTTCACCTGGGCCTTCAGTTATATAAGCTACAACATCTAAATTTGTAGGATCTAAATTAGGGAAAAATCCAGTTGTTGATTGACCACTAGCTAAATTTGTAGGCATTTGCCATGTATGTGTATTAGGAACAAATGTACCAGCAGTTGTAACATTAAATTCTAAACCATTAGCACCATCCATTAAATGTCTAAACATATGTTGATGGTTGTATGTTGGACTCCAAGGTCCTGTTATTATTGCATTTGGGTTATATGATAAAGCACCTGTTTGAGGACCTGGTACGTTATTTTGTACTACTGCTACGTGTAATATATTTATGTTTGTAGTAGTTTGTGTGTAATAAGTTTCTGTGTTAACTGTTAAAATACCAGTTACCATATCATAGCTTGCTTGAACACCAACATTAACATAAGATGGTTGTGACATAATATCAGCTGATGCTGCTACCCAATCGCTTCTACTTAAAGCTGTAGTACCTGGGCTACCTTGAGGAGATATTCCGCTAAAAGTTGCTCTGTTAATAGTACCAGCTGGGTAACCTGCTAAACCCGAATTAGCTGCAATTGCAGCTCCGTATAAACAGTTAAAATCAGGATCATTAAGTCCATTTGGATTAGAATAACCACCAGTGTGTATATTAATTAAGAACACATCGTTTGGGTTAGCATTATGTAAATTTTGTGCTATTAAATGTCCATCAGGACAATATGTACAATATATACCTGTAAATTCTTCAAGTATAACGTTTTTATTTTCAGGGGTTGTGCTTACAAAAGTTTGTGCGTGTGTTTTTACTGACCAGAAAGTTAATATTGCTAGCCAAAATACAGTTACTAAAAAGTAACCTGTTGATTTATTTATATTTTTCATTTAATTTGATTTTTATTTTTAATAAGGACAATTCTTACATCCATTATCACAACAAAAGCCTCTATTTAATAAGAACTCTCTTGTTAATGGTTCATTCATTTTATCTTCTTCAAGATCATAAGAATCTGACATTGTAGGGGCATTGTATATTTCAATTGCAATAGTTCCCCATACAATTATAAATATAATTCCTATTGTTACCCAAACTATCGTAGGCATTATTTATTTTTTGAAAATACCTTAAAAGCTAAACTATCCATTTTATATGAATAAATTAATATCTTAGTTAGTAAATATTTAATTTTTCTCATAAGTGTAAATAAAAGGATGATCGCCAAATGTTGTCGTTGTTATCCACATATTAATCTTCTTGAAATTCTACGTCGCCGTAATCATCAATTGGTTTGTCTCTTACTAAATCCCAATCGGCATCATCTATAATGTCTTGTTGAATATCTTCATCACCTGTTTTCCACTGTGCTAGTTGTTCATCTGTTAACACATATTCTTCCCATCTGAAGTTTGCGTAATTTACTGTTCTTGTTAGTTTTGCCATTTTATTTTTTTAATTCTGATTTACTATGGTTAAAATTTTCCATATCTCTTAGGAATTTCTTTTGGTTTTTTGATCTTAATGTATCTACTATAACTAACCTACCTAATATGATAGTGAATATTACAATTAATGTTGCTAATATAAATGTTTGCATTATTAACCTTTTAATAATTGTTTACCTGATGTACCTTCGTTTAAACCACCTTTAAAATATAAATCTAAAAATGATCTTGGATATAACATAACAGGACCCTTATAAATAGGATTTGATACTTGTTTTGTTTCTGTTACTACTCCTGCTTTTGCTGCTGCAAATGCTACTTGTTGTCCTACATCAGAACCTGCTGCGTGTCCTAAGTAGTCATATAAACTTATTTTTTCCATACTATTATCTTTATTATTATATATTTGTCTTATTTTTTCCCCTAATTCCATGTCATTAGGAGTATCTTTAATTATTTCATCTATCGGTATTCTTAACCAATAATTTAAATGTTTGTATTTCATATTATTTTTTATCTAAGGGTCTTGCAAATTCAATGTGACCTACTACTGTTCTAATTACAGAAGGTAATGATTTATTCATTTTATCTATTTGTCTTTCAGAACTTTTAGTTTTAATTTCTAGTTGTTTTTCTAATTCAACAATTTTTCTATCTGTTTTAACTTGATAATTATTAAAATCACTCATTAATGCTTCATAAGCATGTCTTGTTGTATAAATATCACCCTCATGTAAATCAAAATGTGTTTTTTGATCTTTTCTTAACCAAAAAACTAACCCTATTGCTATTACTCCTAATATTGTTCCTATAACTGACATGTTGTATATTGTTTATTTAACGCTCTATCTAAATTATATAAAAGTGTTTTAGGGAAACCAACTTCTTTATATAAAATTTTAAAGTTTTCTACCATGTTAGTAGCACTTTTCAATTGTTCTTTGTTAGTACAACTTTCTATTGTAAAAAGTGTTTTATTATAGGCCTTCTCTAGTGGTGGGTGTTTGATGTACATAACTTTGTTGTTTATTAACATTAGGACCAAATACTACTCGTTCTTGATTTGAACGATTTTTTACTTCACTTATTTTTTCTCTAATATTTTTAATTTTACACACTTCTATCCCTTCGGATTCTAATGCTTCTAAATATCCATTTAACCATAAATAAAATTCTGCTGGGTTCATATTTTTATTTTTCTTAATAATTTTTCTGTTTCTTTATCATAATACTCCATGATGTCTTCTTTTATTCCTACTAGTAAAGCACAATCTTCATAGCGTTCATCTTCTACAAAATATTCTATCATTAATTCAATGTCTTTTAATTTATCTTTTTTAGACATTGATGTTGTTTTTATATAATCATCAATAAATTCTTTACTTTGCTTAAATAATGATAATGATGTTTCATTTGCTTGTGTTAAAAAATTTTGAATATCTTTTTTATCTCTAACTTGAAAATCAATCATAAAATCTTGAATTTTTTCAACATCTTTTTTAAATTTTTCTTCATTTAAGAAGGTGTCTCTTATACTCCATCTTTCACTTTCGGTAGACATAACTTCTAATTCCATAAATAAACTACTTTCTGTGTTATTTTCTTTTAATTTATTTAGTTGATTCTCAGTAATATATACTGTAAACATTCCAAAATAATCATCTTGGTCTACTATATGTTCTGATTCAATTGATGTTTTATTTTGCTTTAACCATCCATGTAAACGAAGATGTTGTGCACCATCGTATGTTGTTAAGTATATTTCTAATTCTCTATGTCTATTTCCTTTACCCATTATGTCATCTATTCTATTCATAAATATAATTATTATATGCTTTCAGTGTCAAATAATTGTTTTTTACTTTTATTACCAACATACTTCTGAATTAATTGTTTAACAAATACTCTTTCACTGTCATTACCATCATTT